ATTAAAAAATTTAAAACAAAAATAATAAAAGAATTAGAAAAGAAAAAACTTGACTTTACTAAAAAACAAAATAGAAAACAAACAGATTTATTAAATAAAATATTTGATACATCTGAATTAAAAAAATCTGGTTATGCAGAATTAATATTTAACGCAGATCATCTAGAAGGTATAGCTGAAATTGCAAGAATGGAAGATGCCGAAAGCATGGTTCGAGGATTAAAAAATTTAATGGGAACTACGGCAGCAAGAAATAGAGAATTAGGTATGGGTGGTTTTTCTACAAAAAGAAGAAACTTAATGGATAAAATTAATAGAGGTGTTGATATTGATACTAACGTATCTGAATTAAATAAAATTACTAAAGAGGCTTACCCACAGTTAAAAGGTGATTTAATTAAATACGATCCCAAAACTAAGTCTGCAATTCCAACAAAAAATTTTACAATGGAATATGATCCCGACAGAGCTTTCGGACAATATTTTACAGAGTTAGCTACAAATCCAAAAGGTGCAAAGGCTTTACTTGAACAAGCAAAACCTGGATCTGAACTTGTACAATTTTTAACTAAGGACGAACAAACTTATCAAAATATTGCAGATAATTTACTTAATACATTAAAACAAAATAAAAATATTAAACCAGAAGAAATAGAATCTCTTGTAGGTAGTTATCGTAATGATAGAGAAAAATCTTTACAGGAGTTTGGTCGTTTGTTTTGTAGAACAAATTCAGCTACTGGAGGAAGAATTAATTTAAAAGAAGCAGGAAGTCCAAACATTTGTAGTCCAGATGAAATGTTATCTAACATGGAAAAAGATAGAGCACTTGCTAAAGGAACAGGCGAAGAGGCCAACAAAGCTAAAGCTAGATTGTTAAAAGGCGGAAGAACTGTTGGAAAAGTATTGGGGTTTGTTGCAGCTCCAGCTGACATAGCTATTGAATTAGCTTTTGCAGGTCCTTCTTTATTACGTGGAGACATTCAAGGAGCGATCAATGCAACCACTTATGGATTTTTAGGTGGAGGTAAAACAGGTATGGAACAGGTTGGAGAAAAATTTGGAACGGATAGTACAGAGTATGCTTTGTATGGAGTAGAAAAAGCTATCACTGATTCAATAAAAGCAAGAGGTTATTTAGATGATACAGTAAACAGGATGGAACAACTTGGGATTAAAAAATCTGATACAGGTGAACAAGTACCTGGATTGGGAGGTGCAAGACAGGACTTTGCAATAAATCAATTGTCACAAGATTTTATACAAGCAGTGAAACAAAAAACAGGAGTGGAAGAAAATTTTAAAAAATTTTACCCGCTTACAACTGATCAAATGCAAAATACTAAAGCTTTACAAAATATTGCAAACTTTTCTACATCTGAACAACCTCTTGCAAGAAAACTCGATCCAGATACGGTAGAAGGAACAATTAAAGGTGCGGGTGGATATTTTGATACAGAAATGGCTTCGCGTTTTACTTTACCTCAATACGAAGAAAATATCAAAAAACTTCAAGAATTAAGAGTTGCAGATTTTCCACTTGCGTTACAGTCACAATTAGCTGAATACGAAAAGTCTCAAATGCCTTCACAACAACAACAAGATTTTATGTTGCAGCAACAATTAAATACTCCACTAGGATTTACTGTTCCCTATGATCAACTTAGATACAAAGGTTTTAAAGAAGGCGGCAGAATAAATTTAGCTAGCGGTGGTAGATTAACTTTTGCAGAAGGACCTGAGGATCCAAGTAAAAGAAAATTTTTAAAGAATGTTGGTATAGGCGGTGGTATCCTGGGTGGTATAACAACAGGATTAGTTAATATTATGGATTTATTCAAAGGTGGAAAAAAAGGAGTAGTTGCAACCAAAGCTGCAGAATCAGAAATTGAAAAAGTATATCTTGATTTAATTAATGTTGTAAAGAACAAAGGTATTTTAAAAAGATTAGATAGTGATTTAGAAACCAAAGTTGGAGAAGTTTATGAATACAAAGGTGTAAAAGTTTTAGAAGATGGTGAAAATATAGAACTTAGATTTGAAACAGACCAAGGTGCACCTGCTGTTGTTGAATACAGAAAACCAGGTTATGAAGTAGACCCTGAGACCGGAACCTCACAACAAGTACCTGGAGAATTTATTTATGAAGCACAAGAGATAGGAAGATACGGTCCTGGTGGTGATGTAGATTTAGATTATGTAGAAGAAATTGTAGATCCAATTCAAAATGTTACTAATATGGCTGACGAGGTTTTTGAAACATATGTTTATAAATCTCCTGCAAACAGAGTTAAAAAGACTAATGACAAATAAATACCCGAAGAAACACCTACTACCCCCTGAAGCCGGACCCCTGCCTCAGGGCTTGAATATTAAGTATAATACTGTTACAACAGTCAAACAATCTGGAGAAAAAATAAATGGCCGATATAGACAAAGCACTTCCAAACGAAGTCAGAAAAGAATTTGAAATACCTGGTGAAGAAGAGATTCAAGAGCAGGTAGCTGAAGTTGCAATTGAAGAACAACAATCTCCTGATGATGTAGAAGTCACAGAGAATGAAGATGGTTCGGTTGATATTAATTTAGATCCAAAAGCTGCATCCCCTGAAGGTGGTGATGAGCATTACGCAAACTTAGCAGATTTTTTACCTGATAATGTATTAGGTGGATTGGCATCTAACTTAACAAATAAATATCAAGAATATATCTCAAGTAGAAAAGATTGGGAAAAAACTTACACACAAGGGCTAGACCTTTTAGGTTTTAAATACGATGACAGAACAGAACCATTTAGTGGTGCATCAGGTGCAACTCACCCTGTATTAGCCGAAGCAGTCACACAGTTTCAAGCATTAGCATATAAAGAATTACTTCCAGCAGATGGACCGGTTAGAACACAAACCATTGGAGCTCAAACTCCAGAAAAAACACAACAAGCAACACGTGTTAAAGATTTTATGAATTATCAAATCATGGATCAGATGAAAGAATATGAACCTGAGTTTGATTCTATGTTATTTCATTTACCTCTTTCAGGTAGTACATTTAAAAAAGTATACTATGATGAAATGGAACAAAGAGCAGTATCAAAGTTTGTTCCGGCAGATGATTTAATTGTTCCGTACACAGCTACATCATTAGATGATGCGGAAGCAATTATTCATCGTGTAAAAATTTCAGAAAACGAATTAAGAAAACAACAAGTTGCAGGTTTCTATAGAGACATTGATATTGGAAAACCTGGAGACAAAGAATCTGATGTAGAGAAAAAAGAGAGAGAATTAGAAGGCATGTCAAAAACTGCTAATGATGATGTCTTTACATTATTAGAGTGTCACGTTGATTTAGATCTAGAAGGTTTTGAAGATGCTGATCAAGAGACTGGTGAGCCGTCCGGAATTAAAATACCTTACATAGTAACTGTTGAAGAAAGCTCTGGTCAAATTCTTTCAATTAAAAGAAACTATGAAATAGGTGATCCAAATAAAAACAAAGTAAATTATTTTGTACACTTTAAATTTTTACCAGGTCTAGGTTTTTATGGCTTTGGTTTAATTCACATGATAGGTGGATTAAGTAGAACTGCAACTTCTGCATTAAGACAATTATTAGATGCAGGAACTTTATCTAACTTACCTGCTGGATTTAAAATGCGTGGTATTAGAATTAGAGATGATGCACAATCAATTCAACCAGGTGAATTTAGAGATGTAGATGCACCGGGTGGAAATTTAAAAGATTCATTTATGATGTTACCATTCAAAGAACCATCAGCTACATTATTAAACTTAATGGGTATTGTAGTTAATGCGGGTCAAAGATTTGCATCGATTGCTGATCTACAAGTTGGAGATGGTAATCAACAAGCAGCAGTTGGAACTACAGTCGCTCTTCTTGAAAGAGGAAGTAGAACTATGTCTGCTATCCACAAAAGAATTTACTCTTCGCTAAAACAAGAATTCAAATTATTAGCAAGAGTATTCAAGTTATATCTACCACCGGAATATCCGTACGACGTAGTTGGGGGTCAAAGGTTTGTTAAACAAACCGATTTTGATGATCGGGTAGATATTTTGCCAGTTGCTGATCCCAACATCTTTTCACAGACTCAGCGTATTTCCCTCGCACAAACAGAGTTGCAGCTGGCAACCTCTAATCCGCAAATGCACAATATGTATGCAGCGTACAGAAATATGTATGAAGCTTTAGGTGTAAAAAATATTGATCAGGTTTTAGTTAAACCTCAACCACCTGCTCCAATGGACCCTGCTGTAGAAAACATTATGGCTTTATCCGGTAAACCATTTAATGCATTTCCAGGTCAAGACCATAGAGCACACATGACTTCACATTTAAATTTTATGGCGACTAACATGGCACAAAATAATCCAATGATTATGGCTGCTATGGAAAAAAATATTATGGAGCACATAAGTTTGATGGCACAAGAACAGATTGAAATAGAGTTTCAAGATGAAATTCCACAAATGCAACAGATGGCAGCTATGGCTCAAGCCAATCCACAAGTTGCAGAGCAACTTAGACAGTTAACTCTACGTATTGAAGCTAGAAAAGCTGTGTTGATTGCTGAAATGATGGAAGAATTCTTAAAAGAAGAAAGAGAAATTACATCTGGTTTTGGTAATGACCCAATTGCTAAGTTAAGAGCAAGAGAATTAGACCTTAGAGCAGCTGATAATGAACGTAAAAAGATTGAAGGCCAAGAAAGAATCAATCTTGATCGTATGAAAACTATGATGAACCAACAAAATCACGATGATAAGTTGGAACAGAATGAAGATTTAGCAAAACTAAGAGCTAATACATCAATTGAAAAGACAGTCTTGAGCAAATCTATTCCAAATGTAGATAAAATGATGCCAAGTGTAGAGATTGAAAAGTATGAAGGAGAAAATAGATAAAAT